CGGCAGAGTTGACTGAGCCCGGCGGACAGTAACCGCCGGTAATGAATTGAATGTCTGTGCCGCGTGTCCGCTCAATGAGCGAATAACCCGAACAGCCGGCCGCGTGATTGCCAAACGCGGCATTGAACCGAAACGCCCACAGGCCCGCCTCGGTCGGGCCGATCGTCAGCGTCGAACCGTTCCATACCGAGTCGACAAGCGTATTTTCATAAACCACACTCATCGAATTAATGAGCGTCAGGGTCTGTGCCGTGACGAACTGCCCGCCAGCGGTCGGAATGGAAAGCGCCAACCCCGGGCGCGGTCCCCAAGCCTGATCGTTTATCAGTTGGTAATAGGTGCCGCGATAGCACAGCAGAAGGATTTCGCCGACGATCAAATCCTTGGATCGCAGCAGCGCGCCGTTGCCGCGCCTGATCGGCACAGGTCCCAGCGCGTTGACGGCGATCTGAACCGGGCCGGTATTTTGATTGGCGACGCGGACGGCGATGAAGTTGCCTTCGACGACCGACGTGATGGCGGGAGAATAGACGGCCGTGATCGTGTTCGGGGTGACCGAACTGTCGACCACATAGGGGATGTTGACGTAGAAATTGTTGACCGCGCCACCGCTGCCCGACGCGGCTTGGAAATTGGCAAGCTGAAAATTGGTGCCGTCAAACACAAGCGTCGCGACACCGTTCGCCAGAATATCGTTGGCGACAAGCGCCGCGCCGCCTGGCCGCGTCACCGCTACGGTGCCGGGTCCGCCGTTGAACGTCACCGCGCCGGTGTTGGTGTTCTTGACCTTGACACGGGCGACAAGGCCGCCGGTCCCGTAACCGACAAGCGGCGGGTTGAACGTGCAAACCAGCGCATTCACCGGCCCCGTATCGACCGAGTAGCAGACGGTCTGGAATTGCAGCGCCCTGGAAATCTGCGTTAGATCGGTATCGGACGGCGTAAGGCCGGACAGACGAATGAGATTATCCATCTCGCGCATGGGCTGCTCGAACGCAGCCGCCGGCGGGATCGATCCTTGAACGCCAGTCGCGGGATTGCCGTTGACATAGGAGGCTTGCGGATCGCTGACTCCGTAGGGCGCCTGATAACGCATTTGCGCAGTCCTTTTATGGCGTGCCGGCCATCGGGTCGCCGCCCGTCGTCATGCCGGAATAGTCGAACACGATATCGGTGTGTGCGGGCTTCCAACGCCGCAACAGACATTCGAGGTCGGTGGCGAGGCCGATCCTCAGATGCGGGTCGACGCCCGCTTGACCGCTGCCGCAGCGGAACCAAACAAGCTTGGTTTGCCCGACGTGGACGGTCCAATAGAACCGCATCTCGGGCGGCCCGATGTACCAGCGATATTCATTGAGCGGCGGTTCGCGCGTGTCGCCGACCTGGGAAACGCCGGCCATGAATGGCGCGTACTCGGAAATCGTAATCGTATAGCCGAGCAGCTTGGCAACTTCAGTGATGAAAAAATCGCGCGACTGACTGCCCAGCAGCGTCATCTTCATGAGCAGCAAGCGGTGTCGATCGTCGATCGATAGCGCCTCGCCGAAGCACGGATCGGGCAAGCCCCAATTGCGCTCCCAGTCGGGAAGCAATTCGATCGTCAGGCGCGGATCGCTCTCGCGCTCCAGGAGATCAGCGGCGCGGCCGTCAACAAAGCCGTAGTAATCGGCGAGCCCCATGCACCCGCGCACCAACACGCTCTCCGGTTCGCGTGGCCATGCCTGTCCGTACGGGAGCAGATCAAGAAAGGCATAGCCGTAGTCGTCGCCCGATCGGCGAATATGACGATCTGGCTGGAGCGGTTGCGGCTTTCTCGTGCGTGGCGGTCCGGGTAGAACCGGCGCCGCCAGCGACGGGCTGCCAACCCGCAGCGGCGTGGCGCTGAGCAGATGAACCTGCCCGAGAACGGGACCACCGAGACGCGGCGAGCCGACCACCAGCGAAATCGGTGGACCAAAGGTCGCCGCCGCTGGCGTGCCGAATTGCGGCGAGCCGACGCGTAGATTGGTTGCCGTAAATGCGCGTTGGACTATCGCAGCGGACGGTGCGCCAAAACTCGGCGGTCCAACGCGGAGCGATGACGCAGTAGCCACTTAACTTACTGGCCTGGGATCGCGATATCGAACGACGCCAAGGTGAAGATGTTGCCGGACGTCACCGCTTGAGACGCAGCAAGCGAACCATTGGCGAGCAATCGCGAGTTGACGGAATCGACGACGGCCCACTTCGTCGCCGTGCCGGTGGCTGTGACGTTGCCATCCGTGATCGCGTTCGAGGAAACCTTGCGGCCATTGGGCGAGGCCGCAGCCGGAGCGCCGAACGCGTTGCCGACTCCGAAGTTTTTATTGCCCAAGGCAAACGTTACAGTCGCATCGTTGAACGTCGTCGGATCGGCCGAGCACAGATAGATTTTGTCGGCCATGGTGTCGATGACGGTCAGGCCGTTATCGAGCACGTAGTCGGCGAGCACGTTTGACATGGGGCGTGTCTCTCAAGTTTTCAGGGGACGTAAATGATGCCGCCGAGGGTCGGCATATGGCCGGCGTCGGGCATGTCCTGATCGGTCGCGGTGAGATCGTAAGAGACAACGCCGGCCGCGGCGGCGATGCCTTCATCGGACCACGAGCGCCACCACTTTTGGCCGGGCGCCGACTTTTCCATGAATATTTCCTTCAATGAACTTGTGATCGCGCCGCGCGTCGCAGAGTCGTCGGACGTAAGCGAGGAGATTTGCAAGTTGATCGGATAAGGAATCGGCGCCGCAACATAGAAGTCTTTCACGGCAACCGGGCGCACCGTATCGAGATAGGTCCGCACTGCGTCAACATCCGATGGCAGCGGGAATCCATTATTGTCCGCGCGCAAGTCGTCCATCATGAAGCGCACCGTGACGGTGCCGATGCCCATTTCGAGCGGCGAGCACCAGGCCCGTGTCACCCCCGGAACCCGCAAGGCCCAATTGACGAAGTCATCGGCATCGCCGCCCATCGGCGGTTGCCGAATGCGTTGCAGGATGCGGGCGCGCAATTCGTCGTCGGTCTCCTCGTCGGTGCCGCCAAGCAATTGCACGACGGTCGCGCTGTCTGCGACGTTCGGCAGCGGCGACGCAAGCAAAAGCGACGTGCCGGAATCGAGGTTGCCGATGCTGCCGGGTTGCAGCGCCTGGATGGGCGCGTTCGTCGGTCCGACACCAATCACGATTTGCTGCGTCGTTTGATAGCTCATCGCGGTCGAGTAATTCAGTTGCGTGAATTGCGGAATAATCACGCCGTTGGTCGTCGCACTGAACGAAGCCTCGCCCGTCGCTGCCGTCGCCAGCTTGCGGCCGGTCGTGCCGTCCGCGTTGACGAGCCAGATTTCTCCATGCCGATCGAGCCATTCTCCCTCGCTTGTATCAGGCAACAATTGACGCGAGAGCCATTCGACGAATTGCAACACGAGATGACATAGCGCGCCCATGACGTCGGACAGCACGCGCAGAACGCTGTTCGGTACGCTGGCGTCGGCGCCGGGCAAGCGACCTTTGATCGCATCACGAACCGATGCGCGGATTTCCTTCATCGTCGGGGTTGACCAGGGCATTAGCTCACAATGTCATTCCAGAGGATTTGATATTGGAGTTCGATTGCGGTTTTCGGTCCGCGATAGATTCGGATCAGTGCATTGATGCGCTGCGGGTCGAATCGCTCGACTTGCACATCCATGCCGGTTGCGATGCGCAAGTTGATGAAGGGTTGGATCGCTTCTTGAATAAAGAATTTCACGCGGGCAAGCGTCGAGCCTTCTTGCGCCTCGGGCGGCGCGATCTTGCTGCGCTTGAGGAGCCATAGCCGGCACCCGATCGGCCAGCCGTCCCACAATTCTTGGGCATCGAGATCGCCCCACCACCCGCGCCGATCGGTCGAATCGGGATCGGGCAGGATATCGTTGGCGCCGGCCAGCCGATCGGTACCGAGCGCAACGATGACCGCGGTCGCGAGCGCTTCGGTGTCGTCGAGCGTACCGTCGTCGCGCAGAAACCAATCGGCCGAGACCTCGGTGCGGTAAGGAAAGTCGACGCGCTGGACGAGGCGAACGTCGGGCATCAGTGCACCGCGCAGGGAACCGGCGGCGCGGCAAGCGACGTCGTGATCGCGTTGCCGGCGATACCGCCGAGCATGCCGAACAACAATGCTATGGCTGGAATAACCAAGTGGCGGCGATTGCTTGCCGGTTCGTCGGCGAGCATCATGCTACCGACCTTGGCGTAGACATTGACCGAGACTCCGGCGTCGGTGCTGACCTTGCCGAAGCTCGCCTTCCCCTTTTCGGCGCCGAGATAGACTTCGCCGCCGACGACGTGAACGTAGGTCGTCCCGTCGCTTTGCTTCAGGTGCGCCTCTTTGCCGGATAGCGTCGTTCTGTCCTTGGTAACGTCGACATAGAGGCCATTGTCCTTGCCGTCTTTGTAGACCGCCTGCTGGCCTTTCTGTTGCTGCTGGCCGCCTTGCGATCCGCCGGTCGAGCCGCCGCTGCTGTCGCGCTGCGCGGCCTGTTGTTGGGCGCCCTGTTGCTGCTTTTGCGGCACCAGTTGCATGCGCACCGTCTTGTTGTCCGGCGCCGACCAATAGCCGCCATCGCCGGACAGATGGAATTGCTGCTGATCGTCCTTGCCGCGGAACATCGCCACATCCCCTTTGGCGAGATTCCACAGGCGATGCCGGCGGTCGTCCATGACGCCGCACATCGGCAGCGATCGGCTGCCGCCGAGGAAGGAAATAAGGCCCTCGGCGCAAGCGATGATGTTGCCTTGCGCGTCCTTGTCGGCGTCGTGAACGACCGAGGTGAACCCATAGTTTTGCGGGGACTCCACGCCCTTACGGGACTCCGCCTTCATGAAGCCGCCGGACATGGCCTGCATCAGTTTCGAATCGTCGACCGCGTCTATGATCGCGCGCGCGCCGCCTGCGCTATAGGCGCGGAACGAGGTATAGGCGGGCGTGGCGCGGTGCATCAGTGCGTCCTCGATGGCAGACCGGGCTGTGCGGTGCCCTGGCCGGGCTGGGTTACGGGCGGCGCGGTGACGGCGGGGGGCTTGTTGATCGGCGTGAT